TTGATTGCAGATTTTTTTGCATTACCAAAAGCAATTGCCATATGTTCTTCAACTTCTCTTTCCAATGCTTTTGCAAACCTTTCATCTCCTTCTGCTTCGTAATCAGAAATCACTTGTTCTTTAAGCCAAGAAGTAGTCGCATCCTGATTTTTATTCATATCTGAATATTTGTAGTATCCAGATAAACTTGGATCTAATCGATAATACCCTGATGTGCCTTCTTCTCTTCTTTGATAATTTAAATCTGTACTTTTATTTAGATCTACACCTAATTCAATGTCTTTTCTGACTTTAATTATCTTTAAACGAGCATCAGCTAAATCTGATTGTTGTTCTGCTTCTTTTGCTTGTTGATTTGCTTTTGCAACCATGACAGCAGCTTGAGCCATATCTTTTAAGGCTTGTTGCTGTTCATTGATCATTTGAAGTCTGATATTTGCTTCTTGATCTGCTTCTCTGGATTGATCAGGAACAAAAGATGGTCCTCCAGCAGAAAGATTGATTGGTTTTTGTTGTTGAAAGTTAAGTCTCATTATTACCTATGAGGATTATGTCCAGTTTTTTTCCCAAAAGTAGGCCATTTAGGATCAACTCCTGCACTATATAAACCTGCTCCAGTAGAAGCACCTGAAGATCCACCTGACATTGCTGCATAGAGCATACTTTCATGTCGACCACGTTCTAATTGGAATGCACCATTTTCATATGCAGTTGCTTGATCCATATAAGAATTGAACTGTAAATCTCCTTGATCAAAGAAGTCCTGTATTCTTGAATCCACTTGTGTTCTGAATGCATTCATTTCTGATTGATTTTCTGCATCTTGTGCAACAATGACATCCCATGTTGTTCCAGAATCTGCTACTGCACCAGAACCTCCAATTGATGCTCTCATAGAACCAATTCGTTGTGCATGAGATCTTGCTAATCTTCCTGTTTCAAGTTCTGCATTAAGACCAAAACGATTGCCTTGACCATAAAAACCTGATTTTGCTAATGTTGCATTTTTCCTTGCTTGTCTAGCCATTGCATTAAGTCGATCCTTTTCTGCATTAATCTGCTGGTTTTTAGATGCAAGTGAACTTAAAGCACCTACTGCCATTGCTCCGGCTATAATTAAAGGAAGACCCATCAGTGTTTATTGGTAAAAAGTGTCCAATCCCTACCTTCAATAGGTCTTATTACAGAACAATGTTTTTCTAGAAGTCCGTAATAAGGTGAAGATTCTTCACAAGGAATGATGTAATGTTCTTGTCTTCGGTCCATCATGATTGCATCTAATGCCTGAAAGACTGCTCTAGAATCTTTAGGTGATGCTTTTTTAGAGTGCATCCACCAGTAGACAGTAGGACTTTCAACAGAGAATGCACCTATAGGAGAACCAGCTTTAGTAACAAAATGAGTTGGACCAATTAAAGATCTTCCTCCATCTTCATCTGCTGCTTCTTGAATATGGTCCATATCGTCCTGAGTCGTTATAGGCCAGACTTTGATATCAGTTATCATTTGTTTCGTAATCCAGTTCTATTGCTAAAATATTCGTAGGCATTGAATCAGAAATCTGTATCTGAAACTGAGCATCAGTAAAACCTTGATTTGACGGAACCAATTCTTGAACTCCTGTAACCAAAGTTGGTGGATCTCCATATTCGTCAGAAAAAGTTCTTGTTACCATTTCTGTTAAAGTACCTTCTGAAACCGATGCTGGATAAATTCCATATTGAATATTTGGTGTTCTATAAACTTTAACCCATGCTCTGTGAATCCTTTTCTTGTTTCCAATTCTGACATTTCCACGAGGACCAAGAGCAACTGGAAGTGTTACCAGTTTAGATTCATAACCTAATCCTGAAACCAGAGTTGTATAGTTCGAAGATGCACCTGATGCTGCAGATCCAGAAGAAACAGCAACATCATCCAATTGAGAACCATCACCAAGCAACTTCACTGTTAATCCTTCCAGATGATTCAAACCTGATACTGAAGTTGCAGTAGTTGCGACTACATGACCATCCATGAATCTGGATTTATCAATGGTTTCTTCTTTCATCCAGTTTTCCATTACTTCAATGGTTTCAATGATGGTATGACTTTTATCTCCATCTACAGTAGGAATGGTTCTTCTGACAACCATCCATAGTTGATCCTGATCATCATATGGAATAGTTCCCATATCGACTACAACTGCATTTGTTTGATCTGTTGTTAAATGTCCTGTTGGATCACCTCCTCTTGTATTTGTATAATCATAAGAGCCGGCAATTTGATGTTTATGCCATGCCAATATTGTATTTTGAGGAATGTAAGTGACACAACTGATTGCTCCATTACCATCTCTGATCCAGTTGGCATAGTTAGGAATGGAGGTTGCCATAATCTGTTTACCTTTATCGCTCAGAATATCATTAGCTCTTATGGTGATATCGAATGATTTTTCTCCTGCAGTTGCTTTACCGAAATTGATTAAACGAACCTTGATTCCAGAACCTTCGACATAAAGAACATTTTCATCTACAGCTACAGCATTGACTGTTTTTTCTGCTGGTTGGGTTCCTTCTCTTCTGACTGTAAAATTAGTAGGTGTAATCGTTAAGTCTTGTTCTGATCCATAGACTGCGTAAATACCACCTGTTGTTCCTGCCAAAAGTTTCTCTTGTGGTACAAGAAACTGGATTTCATCTACAGTTCCAGAATCAAACGTAAAGGTCATCGCATTGAACGCTAATACCTGTTCTCCTATGATGGATGCTCCTGATGCTGTTGTTTGTCCTGTAGCCGATCCTAAAGACTCTGAGGGGCCAAAATTGTAGAAGTCATTGGTTTGAGAGAAGAAAACAGTCTGTGGACTATGATCAACTCTTGCAAAGACCAATCTTTGTTGAAATAAAGAAACAAAATGAGGATAGTTCTCTGTATACCATTGTCCTAATTTCCAATCTCTTAAATTAGAAGTGAACGAAACAGGAATATCTGTTTTTGCAGTACAGTCTGCTTCATTAGCATTGTCACCATCTGGATCTATTGTATCAATTTGAACATGACCCCAATAAATCTGTTCATTTCCTAAAGTATTGATTCTGAATAATCTTCCTCCATCAGTAGCTTGATTTGTCCATACACCAGTTCCTGATTGTGTTAAACGAACAGTTGAATTCTTTCTATAAAAATAAGCCTTTACAGTAGGTTTCTGGTTATGACCAAAATCTACAGGAGCATCTCCTACAGCACTGGTTAATTTAAAGGTATTAGCCGTACATTGAGTTGCAAAGAAATCTCCATTGGAAGGATGTGCAGAATTCAGGGTCATTGTTGCAGTTTCAGATGTTGAACCAGGATCTGTAAAAGTAATTGTATCAGTAGGATCATATCCAGTACCCATTGTCGTTATTGTAATGGTAGGATTCCCATTACCATCTGTTGTAATTGATGCTTTTAAACTAGATTTATTACCACTTCCTGATGTTGCTGATGGATTTACATCTGCATGTGTAGAAGGATCTGATGTAGGGGATTTATCTGCGTCCCATGGATCTGATAAATCTCCTCCTGTAGGTGAAGCTGGAGAAGATGCAGATACAGATACGACTAAAGTAATTCCTGAAAGATTGACCTTTATTCCATCCTGAAGACCATGATTCTTATTCTGAAGGAATGAAAAGGTTTGAAGATTATCTGTAGGAGCAGGATTAGAATCTCCAACTCCAGACCAATAATACGCATTATCGCATTCTCCTACCCATCCTGTTTGATTGATTCCTGTTGGTAAAGTAGGATCACCTGATATAGACATCGTGACTGTAGAAGCAGTACCATCAGCAAGTTCCTGAGAATTGAAATAAGGTCCGTCATAGAAAGATATTTCTGATAATGCCCATGAGGTATCAGAAGTATAAACAAGCTGTTGTGGAGGAACGTCAGGACTTACAAGAAACAAATAGGATGCCGATTGAATAAAACGTATAGAGTTAACTTTTGCAGTCGTATTATAAGGTGTTGTTAGTTCATAAGGTTTACTTGATAAAGCCAACTGTGCCTTGTCCTTATAAAACCTTATATATCCTCTAGAACTGATTTTACCTGCAGAAAGACTACCACTAAGACCAACTACTGTCGTAGAAGTTACATTTGCTGCAGTCGTGCAAATTTTGAATTGAGTGCTGTTTAGTACTAGAACATGATAATCAGTATTTGCTGAAGCACCTGTAGGCAACGTAGTTGCTTCTAACTGAATAACATCGTAACTCGACAATCCATGTCCTCCTGAAACAGTAAATAGATTATCTCCAGTTGTTACAGAAGTGATTGCTACTTCAGGCTGATAAACTCCAAATTCCAGTATATAGTTGTTTGAACTTCCAAATCCTATAGTAAAAGGAATCAACTTTACTGCATTTGCTTCTTTTCCAACTCCTACTGCATTTGGTTTGGTTCTCGCTATATATTGAGTTCCTGGTCTTCTTGCAATTCCACCATTTGGTGTAACCACAAAGTTGGTAAGTTCTTGTACAGATTTGGAATACAATTCCTCATCTACAAAACCTTGTGATTTAACCGCAATCTGACCTCCCCAGAAATTAGTCTGAGTTTGGGTCACTCTCATTTATACACCATTTGCAGTTGATGCAGAAAAAGGTCTGAAGTTTCCTGACATGGAAGTATTCCTTGAATTCAACCATTCATTGGATTCAATAACATCTGCAGTACCAACTTGTGCATCAATACTTCTTGCTTCTGATAACACTTGCTGGAATTTACCTAACATCAAATCACGCAATGATCCTTGACCTGTAAGATCCATTGCAATTTCTGATGCAAGTCCCATTGCTATTGCCTGAACCAATTGTGCATCAAAATCAGTAGTATCATCTCTGGAACTAGGTTTTTTGATGTATTTGATCTTTGCAGTAGTAGCATCAGTCAGAAGATACTGACCTTCTACTTTGAATGGATAATCGTAT